AAATGTTACAATACCTATGATATTTAAATTTCCACCAACATTTAAGTTTTTCTCAATTCCAACACCACCCTCAACAATTAAAGCACCTGTGTCTTTACTATTTGATTGTGTTGTGATATTAATTCTGACATCTGCACCTGTAATATTGAGTTGGTCTGTACCATTCTCATCATATTCTATCTTTGAATCTTTACCTGTACCAAAAGTTAAGAAAGTATCATCGGGTATGACAATCTCTCCTGACCCGTTTGGATCGATGTTTATATCCCCATTTGTATTTGTTGAAGAAAATGTATTACCATTCAAAGTTAAATTATCTACATTCCATTCATCAACTTTTCTGTTCTGATCTAATATTGCAACAAATCCATTTGCAGCAGTTGTTGGGTTAGATACTGATGTAACTGTTCCCGGTGCATGAACCATCAAGTCAGTAAAATAACGGCCTCCGACAACATCTACGTTACCTGCGTTATCACCAACAAAGAGTCTTTCTCCTTTGTTTGCCTGAGTACCAGTACCGATCGTTAGACCAAGTTCACCGAACTGAAGACTTCCGGGAGCTGTTGTACCCGTAGATCTTTTTACTCGTATAATACTAGCCATTTCTAAAAGTTACCTCCATTGATATCCAAATTTTGTGCCGATCCGGGTGTTAATACTAAAGTTGACTCAAATTTTTGTGTAGTTGAGTTAAAAACTAAGACCATCCCATTCTGTGGATTGTTAATCTCTGTATCACTAAGTCCTGCAAGAGATCCACTTACGTTTCCTGCTAATGAGGATACGACTTTGGTTGCATTTTGTTGTCCTACGCGGACTCTTATGTTTGCCATCAGCGAGTGACTCCTTGCCTTACTAAAACAGATCCTTCAACAACTCTCGTTACTTCACCTACACTATCGGAAACAATTACGTCATAAACATATCTTCCGGGTTTTAAAGTAGCAGTGGTAACACTTGATAAACCAACTTGCACCTGACCATTTTCAGCATTTTGAATTGATGCTGTAAAAGTTGCTGCAATACCTGTACTTCCTGCATGTTTTCTCATCTGAGAACTTGCAGAAAACCCACTAAGGTCTAATGCATCATTAGATGAGATATTTTCTAGAGAAAATGTTTGTGAGAAAGTAGCACCTGTATTAATTACAAGATTGCTAACATATACTGACATTTATGCAATAATATAGTATGATCTATAGTTTATTTATATTTTGTTGTACTATGAATTTTTTTGAATTAGTTCATTCAAAAGACCTTTGAGAGTATCTATCTCAGCCTTAAGACTATCTATTTCAGATTTTTCATTTAATTTTTTATTTCTCATCTTTTTATATCTCATATAACCTGTTGTATCGCAATTAACGATAGCACCAGTATTTTCATCACGATAAAGATGTTTATGTCCTTCTACTTGTATCATGCTAATGCAATTGCTCGTAGATCTTTTAGTCTTGGTGCCTCGGCTTCATTTGTACCACTAAACACCACTTTTATAACAAATCCTGTAAATTCTGTAAGATTATCAGCAGTAAACTGATATTCTAAAAATTCACTATCTACACTTGATGATACTTTTGCATCTGGTTTACCGCTATTTCTAGATGTAGAAATAGTTTCATCACCAAATCCGTCACCATCAGTGTCAAGAAGATTATCAAATCCGGGGAACAAGTCATATGATTGTTCTCCTTCACTAATTTCACTACTGAATAAATTATATAGCACTCTGAAATCAGCAGATTCAGATCTTTGAGCACTAACCAACACTTGTAATGAAGTTGCTGGAACTTTCAAGTCAACACGTTTGGAGATGTAAACTCCTGCGTGAGGATCATTTGAGTTTAATTTCACTCTTGCATCCGACGCATAATCAGATACTGGATTATTCAATCTATTCCTGATATAAATGATTGAACTATTCATAGTATCAACCACTGGCGATAAATTTTTATCACCTGACAACATCCTTATAGAAACCGTATTGGATCTATTCAGTGGTAAATCTGTTAATCTTGCAGATTCATTTATTGGTGATGCCACTATTCTTGGAGTGCTTAAAGTATTAATTGAATTTAATTCAATTTCCTCAAATCCTTGATCTAAGAATGACACCTCACTTCCACCTGCACTTGTTCCTGATACAGTCCTTGTCTTAGCTGATATTGCTGTTTGTCCCGGAGTAATAAAGTTTATTCTAGGATAAATTGAGTTGAACTGAACATTTTGTGATGCAAATATTTTATTCCCACCACCAAAAGAATCGTCGAAGAAACTCAATTGTGAGTCTCCACTTGTTCTTACCGCTGCTGCAGGCCCTGTATTGAAATTTGCACCTCTTGGAATTTCTAGATAATACTTGTCAATATCACTTTCTGATCTTAAAATAGAAGTTGATGGTAAAGTATGAACACTATTAATTCCTGTGAGTGAGAATCCATTGAACTCATATTTAAAAACTAAACTTCCTACTTCATGTTCACGAATCGCAGATCCATCAACACCTCTTTCAACTATAGTTAATGACTCATTACTGGTATTAATACCATCATATTGCATTATTTCATTATTAACCTTAACGTAACCTCTTGATGTGCTTATTCCTTCAAAAACTTGGAAATCTAAAGTTGAATTTGCACCAGTTGCAGGTGCATTAAGATCAATTGAACTTGATGATAGTCCAACAGCAGCATTCAAAACTACAGGTTCAGTTGTTGGTTGAACATTTGAAATTTGAACTTGATTGTTACCAGCATGCATTCCATGATTATATTGAGTTACTTCAATCACATTACCACTATACAATCCTCCACCAATCTCTTGATCAGCATTTCCTACATTATCAACCAATTTACTTCCTGTTAAGGCAACAAATTGAGTTCCATTAAAATGTAAAAGTGCAGCATTATCTTCAAATTTCTCACCCTGAACATCAGTCAAGTATAAAGTATCAGTAATACTATTAGTTGAATCAACTGAAAATATAGATCCTGTTCCTTTTTGATTAAGAGCATTAGTTGTTATTGATGATGTTACAATACCAACTACATCTCCAAGAGTGTATCCAGAACCTTGAGTAGCAACACTATTTACAGTAATTACACTAGATCCATTAGTAGTGATGTTTAATTGCAACCCAGTTCCGTTACCAGTGATAGCAAATGTATCAACAACTTGGTTGGATACACTTGCTGGATAATCATTTCCTTGTGAAACGATACTTATACCACCACTAGTGTGAACAGGGCCACCAACTCTTTCAACAGTTCCCTTCGGTGTTGTGGAAACTCCTGCTTGTCCTGCAGCAACTATTTTTCCGGGTGCAATCTCAGACGCTGTAGCACCTGTATCAATCTTCACCTTAAGTTTTCGAGGTAAAGATCTTATAGCATTATTTCCTAAAGTTGGGATAAGACTACTCTCATAATTCAATTCAGGGTTATAGAAAATTACTTCTGCATCTCTAGATTTAGAAAAATCTGCTTTATAAAGAGTTAATTTAAGATCTTCAAATTGACTCGCAGTCCAAATAGAACCATTTTGCGATTTAAATAAACTACCACCGATATACTGTTTAGAAATGATAACACTTTCAGCATCAGGTAGACTTTGAGTTTCAATTGTTGGTTCACCCATTCTACCGATCCATGCTTCATAATTGTTACTAGAAGGAGCCAAAAGAACCACAGCATACTCTGAACCACCCTCAAGGTAAATTGGTGAAGGGAAGGTGACTCTAGTTGCTACAGAGGCATCCTCAGATATGTTTATTTGAGATGGATCTAGAACCACTTGAGCATAGTCTTGAATTAAAATAAGTGTTGGAGTACCTAACTCTACTGTTCTTATTTGGACTGTTAACTGCTCTTTTACATCCTTAGATCTAAAATATAAGTCAACAGATGTTAGGAATGCACCACTCTCATCAACAAGGAATGATTGTGCTAGTGGATCATCATCTTCTATTTCTACAAATTCACGAATTACTTCAGTAACTTCAGTTACGTTAGTGACATTATTAGTTACATTAGTTACGTTGGTTACTTCAGTTACATTAGTGACATTAGTAATTTCATTTGTTATAAATTCATTTGTTATATTAAAAACAACTGGTATTGGGGGTGGAGGTGGAATACGGACAACAACTGTTGATTGTCTAAATGTATCTACCACACCGCTAGTACGATATGTTTGCTCTACCTCACTTATAGATGGATCACCAAGAAGTGGTCTTCCATTATCTGCACTAGATGTTAATTTAAATGTTTTTGTACCATTTTCAAATCTTAATTGTGGAACTGGAGTTGCTAAAGGATCCCTAAAGAAAAATGATCCCTTTAAGACACCAACAGCATCAGAAATAAGTCTTATTGTTCTGACTGTCGCAGTAGCTCCGCTCATCTCACCTACTAATTTTATTCCCTGCTCAATATATCCAAAATATCTACCCTGAGCTTCCTCAACCAAAGAATCTACGTCAATGTTTAAAACAGTAGAGGAAGAAGAGTAAAGACTTGGTAAAGTTATAGAGGGATTGTAAGGATTGGTTGTGTATATTGTTTCTGAAGTTTTATGATTTGGTGCTTTTGTTCTTACAGAAAATATACGATCTGCTCCATCAAAACCTTCGACTGTTTCCCCCAAATCAAATGCTCCTGAATCCATTGATATTTCAATCAGTTTAGGGATAATATCTATACCTGATGTGCTGTCAAAGAAAGGATAAAATCTTGTATTTGGTTTAAGGCCACTCGCGTCAAATGAAACATTTCTTGATCTGATATGTGTATCAGGTTCGCTACTTATTATACGGTCATTAGTAAATGTTTCTTCTACGTCACCTAATACTGTTCTTGTACCATTATCTAAGATGACGTTACGTGTCCAAGTGTCTGCACTAGGACTTAAAATCATTCTACCTCTAAATGTAACAATATTAAATGGGTTTACGTTCTCAATTCTTGATGCCAGAGGTTGATCAAGTAATACAACTTCATCATAATCAAGTGTCAACAAATCACCTGTTTTTCTTACACCTGAATCCAATAGTGATAAATTATCAGAAAAATCTGCTGTTGATGGATTTATAGATGGATCTAATGCTAATTCTGGTTTGATTGAATAAAAATCAGTTGGTGTCACTAGATTTTTTGAACTTCCAATAACATCACACTTACAATCTGGATTTACACGATCGAGTAAATCTGTATTCTTAAAATCATCTACAAAGAATCCAGTTTTAAACCTTGATAAACCATCTGCATCTTGGATTTGTAAAGATTTTGTATCTAATTCAAGTAAAGATAAAGATGTTAAAGTCTCTAGATTTTCGACTCTATCCTCTATTTTGCCGATATCTCTCATTGTATAACGACGATTATCAATAAGATTAATCTTTACATCCTTAGTATTATAAAGATAAGCAGGAACTTCAATAGTACCTATTGTCATTGCAGTTTCAATATCAGCTGGAACAATAGGATTTTGTGAGGATACACCTTTTATAACCTGAAAATATCCATTTGTATAAGCATTTCCTGTTGAATCAGTTGAATCAATTACTACTTTATCAATTCTAGGAAGATAGAATTTAAAATCTAAAGTAGAAGCCTTGTTTGGTGTAACGACTATTGTAGAGTTAGATCCAGATGCACTGAAAACTCTTGATGCAAAAGCAAAAGGAGATATATTACCAGAATTAGGATAATCGTCAACTCTTGGTCTAAAATCTAATGTGTCACTTGCTCTTAATCCATTTCTAAGAAGTGGTACATTTTTAAAATACTCACTCGGATAAGAAGCTACTGTGAATACATCTCCAGTATCATTACTGGGAACTGTAAATTTATCAAATATAATTCTTAATCGTCTTGACGGTATATTTGCACCATCTTTTCTTACTATTCTTGAGTAATCTGCAAATTCATCTCTCTGACCATCATCAAGCGTAAAATTAGATGTCACATCTAAGAATAAACCCTTTGTAATTCCTTGTAAGTTAGTAGTAATATTTGATTCTTGGAATGTTACAGATTCACCTATTATGAATTTACTTGCAGTTAATTTTACGATTTCAACAGTGGTAGCATTTATTCTATCCACAACAACAGCGATCGCACCACTTTGAGTGCCCTTTACCTTTTCACCTAAAATTGTATTTGTATTTAATGATAAACCACTAACAAAAACTAATTTATCTAAAACAGGATCACTTAAATTAACTGATTCAAACACACCCACTATATTGAAAACATCAGGTGTGTTTAAAGATACTTCTTTATCTTGAACTCTTCTTGCATAAATGTTGCTTGGAGTTAATCCATTCGTGGATACACCAACTTGATTGGAAAGATTGATTGTAATACTATTACTTCTTGAGGCATTCTTAGTTTTATTATTAATCAGATCTTTCTCTAAAGTTACATTCACGACTTTTGCACCTGCTGAAAGTCCATTGAACGTAATTGTACGATTATTGTTAGATAAAACAACCTGACTCTCAGTTAATAGTTCATGTGAGGTATTACTTGCTGTTTTTTTAGATATGCTGTAGCTATCACCATCATATGGTGCAAATGTTGAAGTGCTTGCGAATTCAGAAAAATCAGATCCTATTGTTAATTCAATTTTACCACTAGATGCAGATTTTTGGGTCTGAGCTTTAACAAATAATTTTGATTGTGCCAATGATGCATCAGATACATTCTTTTTCTGGAGTTCCGCATATAATCCAGCATCTTTTAACAATACTTTTGGACGAGCAACATGAATACCTGTAGGTGAAAGAGATGCTAATGCAGTTCCAACACTAACACCTGTAACACTTGTTGTTGCTGCTAATGTAACTGATTTAAGATCATCAGAAATAGAACTAATTCTATTAAATCTTGGTGATGCATCTGTAGTTAAGTTAACAATGATGATATCATTTACCTTTAAAGATCCAAATGTTTTACCAGCACATGTTAAGACACTTGATCCACTTATATTAACTTCATCTCCAAGTCCAAGTTCTTTTATTACTTTTGGTTGTAATACCAAGTCACCAGAAAAATCAGCACCTGATATAAATGTATCTTCTTGATGAACTGACATTATGCTCTCAAGACCATTTTTTATAACAGTTGTAATTGATCTAGTTAATGAATCATCACCATTTATTCTAATTTTTTCACCTACAATAAATGTTCCTGATACCTGATCTAAATCTTGATCTGTATTACCACCACCAGCAGATGTTGCAAAACCTGTTGCACCACTGCTTAATCCCTCAACAAAACTACCAACTGGTAACTCCGTGTTAGATAATGCAATATTAATTGATAAAGATGTAAATAATTGAATATCATATAAGTAGAGGTCAAACTGAGTCGTTGCATCTTTATAGGCAGCATCAGTATTTTCAAATGCATATATTCTCGCTCTACCAATACTACTTCCTGTGGGAGTTGGATTATTACCAGTTCCCTTTCTTTGATTTCTTAAAATAACAGTTGAAGTTGCAACATTATTATTTAAACCTATTACGGGTGATCCGTGAACATTGTTTAACTTAAATAAAGTTCCTAATTTAAAGTTTACTTTTGAATTTTTAAATTCTTCCTTATCTCTTGTTTTATCAACGTCTATAACAGTTGTTCCTGATTTTTCAATATCATATCCTCTTACATAAGCCTTTCCGGGTGAGACCTTAACACACATTAATGGTTCTTCTGGAGTATTTCTTTGATCCGTAAGTTCACCTTCTTTAAAAACACCTTCATTTGAAATACCATCATCTAAACACTCTGCAACATTTATTTTAAAATTACCAACAGAGTAATTACCAGATTCCTCGAATGTTCTCTTTGCAAAATAATCTTTTATTAAAGAATAATCTGGTTTTTGCTCATTTTTCTTTAATTGACCATTATCTAGACGTACTAATTCAATAAAATTCTTATCGTTGTAATCATTTAATGGTTTTTTTGTAAGAGTTGTAGATATTTTAAGTCTGTCTGCTCCCGGAGCTGCAAAGTTTGAAAATCCTCTTGCATTATCAAATAAAGATGAATCATCCTTTGCCTGAATTATTTCTTCTTGAATAAACAAACCAACTCTATAGTTTGGCACATTTGAATATGGATCAAGAACAATTTTATCAGCAGATACATTTACGAAATGTCCACGAATGAAGAATACGCCATCAGCAATCGAAACTGCACAGCCAATATTACACGCATTTTGTTCAACTAAAGTAGCTATTGTCTCACCAGATGTTATCTGAGTGTTACCATATATAAATGACTCTTCAACCAGTAAATTTTCACCATCAGCCATAAATGATGACTCATTATCATCACCAGCATCAATATATTTTACAAATAATGTTAAGTCTGTAACTTCTGTTGAATTTTCAGGTAAAGCATAATTATCAATTCTTATTTTAATACCTGTCTCTTGACCAACTAAAATTTTACCTTTTAAGTTTTCAACATACAATGATACAGGAATACCTAAATGATCACTTTGTAATTTAATTGAAAAATATTCATAGTCATAACTTGTATTTCCGGGGATGACCATTGATCCCTCTTTGAATATATGACTACCAAATGACTCAACTTGGTCTTGTAATATTGATTGTAAAGTTGTTAATTCACGAGCCTGTACTGGTCTACCCGGATTGAATAGGACTCTATAGAACTGATTATCCTTGGAAAAATCGTCGTAATATGGACTTATATTTAAATTCGTTTTTTGTGGCATTTTTTAAAATTCCAGAATAATTTTTATGTCTTCTTTTTGTCTCAAGTTTCTTGATATGAGAGCTCGATTGTCAATGTACAATACATCACCTGACCCTTTATTTATCTCAGGAGAAGCAAGACCACTTGTGAATGAAACTCCTAAAGCAACATTATTATTATTAATATCTGTTGTAATTCCTGCACTAAAAGTAGTTTCAACAGATCCATTTCCTCCGGGAAATGATATTTGATTAGTTGACGCAGTGAATTCATATTGTTGTGATCCACTACTTACATTTGCATAATCAGTTTGATCAATTTTATTCCCAAAATACAATGATCTATCTTGGATGTATTTCAAAACGTTTGTATCAATATCAAAAGAACTAATATATCCTAGAGCTGTTTGTCCTGTACCAACAGTTTGTTGTAATAAACCACCTATTGTTGGAGTTCCTGATATTGTATCTAGTTTGATTGATTTCAAACCAGAAAAAGTGCTTCCAGTATAAATTGATGTTGTCCCAAATGATGTTGGATTTTTTATTAGTGATACTTGTGAGAATTTAGAGTCAATTGGAAAATCTTTTGTTGAATCGTCAAATCTTGCGTATACAAGAACTCGATCAGCACCTAACTCTTTATATAAATCAAAACCATGACCTTTTGATGGGGGTATAATAGGAATTAGTTTCGCAGGAGTGTTTCCTGCTATAGCAGCACTGTTTATCGTGCCTAAATCAACAACTCCATATGTGTAACCTTTACCACCATTTGATATAGTTGCATTTGTAATTTTTGTTCCAGAGACCTCAATAACCACTTTACCACCAGTTCCATCACCTAAAATATTGAATTCACCACCTGTGCCTGTATAATTATTTCCCTGATCAGCAATATAAACTGTTTTTATTTGATTATTATTAATATCCGAATCACCATTCTCACGAACTGCCTGTATCTGTGCGTCAGTAGTAGTTGGCCAATTATTTGGTAGAGCGATAAAATCAGTTGAATCAAATTTAATAATATCACTTGGATTAACAGTAAACAAATACTTCCATATGTATCCATCTTGACTCTCACCTGCTTTAGATGGTTCTAAATCTGTAAATGTAGGTTCGTCCTCAGATGCATTACCAGTTGTATTGATACCTGATGATCCATTTTCAATACAAATATAAACATTAAAATTACTGTTTATCACATAATAATTTGCATCATATAATCGTGTTGCGTTTGAGTTTGGTGCAGTATTAGATGTACTGTAATCTTGACGATACATATCATACTTTACACCTTTTGTCCAATTTATTCTACGAACTAATCTTCTTACATTTGTATCTGTAACTCTCTTACCAAACTGTGTCGTATCTCCTATATGATCAACCTCTGAAAAACTATCCACTGGATTTGGAGTAGCAGTATTCCAATTGTTTGCTCTTCCAAAACCAACTGAAGCCGGTTGAGGATTAGGTAAACCTACAGAGATAAAATAAGAATTTGTAGTCGAAGAAACCCCTGCAACAAAATTACTTGCATTTAATATTCTAAACTGGTCTGTTACAATTGCTGGCATTATTATATTGTTTTTTCTATATTTATACAGGAAATCGTCATGGTGTGTGAGACCTCTTAATAGCACCACTATCACGAATACCAAATCCCCTTCTTTGAATGGTTGGGAATGTGGAAATTCCAAGTCCCTCACCTGCAATAACTGTATTACCAGTCACACCAATTGACACTGGATTATTTCTTGTAAAATTACCTGATGCTGTTGATAAACGTCCCCATGAGAATTTACCTTTCTGTATTTTCTTGACTTTGATTAAACCTTTCATCGCATTTGGATGTGAAGTGCAGTAGTAATGGAATGTAGTATGTCCAACTCCGGTCGTATTGAACACCACAGTACCATTCGAGGCACCATTATTTGTTACGCCATCACTTACGCCTAAAGCAGCACCACCATCTGTTCTTGAAATTCTAAATGGATGAGCACCCATATTGTTCACAAAACTTACTGTATCACCATCTTCAACATACACAGTACCATTTGCTGCTGAAGATAATGCTGTTTGTGTGCTGAATTCATCTCTATGTGGGCCATTTAGTATGTAATTATTCGATCCATTAGACGTAACTGCGATACTAAATGATAATCCATACTTAGCAAGATCTATGCCTGTGGTATTGATACCCGAATGCACATTTACTCTTATGAATGCATTATTAGATAACGATCCTATCTCTTTAACCATATAAACATTATCAACAAATGTCCTACCAATACCAACAACATCTGCGTTTGCACCACTTACATTTAAACTTATTACACCATGTCCAACGGATGTTTCAGAAATAAAGATTGGGGTTGTTGCTACTAAGTCAGAAAACGCTTGTCCTGTAGGTGCTTGTAAACCAAATTCTAAACCAACTGTACCACCAATCATGACTGTTGAAATACCAGTAATAATTCCAGAGAATCCTTTAATAGTTTCAATGTTAACAAATTCCTCTTTAATTGGTTTATGAGCAGCTGCAATTACTTTTGGAAGCATAGATTGAGAGTAACCTATACCACCACTATTCACTGTGACTGATGTAATAACACCGTTTGTTATATTTGCTGTAGCAACAGCAGTTGATCCAATTCCAGTTGCAATTGATGAAACTTTCATAGGAACTGGTGGTTGTGAAATATGCACAGAAGTTGTATTACCAACATATCCACTTCCGCCACTTACAACAGTAATAGCGGATATGGTTCCTACTCCAGAAACTGTTGCTGTCAATGCAGCAGACACTGGATTAGTGTCATTTACAACTAATGCAGACACATCAATAGAGTTTACTTGAGAATCCTCATCCTTTTCGTACTCAAAGAAATCAGCATCATCGACATAAATTCTGTCAGTAGCTCCAGCACCTATATCTCCAATAATTCTGGATGTTGGGAATATTAATGGTTCAATTGAATCTCTTGCCTTTGAAACCACAACACCATTTACTACTTTATCAATTTTTTGTTTTATCCATGTGAGTGGTTTATCAGTTGCTGAATCATTAATACCAACTCCAGTGTAAATTTCAGTCTCAAATGTATCAGTAGTAGTGATACCAGAAACTGTTCTTTTACGTTGTTCTAAGTCTATTAAGAGTCTGGTGTTTGCATTTGTTAAGGTTGAAGTATCATCATTTGCCTTTAATTGAACTACATCACCTTCTTTAATAGTTTCAACTGCATTAATTTCTGTAACATCTTCAGAAGCAGTTCCTTTGTAAAAGAATATTGAAATATTATCATTTGTCTCAGGTGCGGTTGTAAATTCAAATGTTGTTCCACCATCAAATACATACGCTTCACCAGGCTCCTGTAATACTCCATTTACATATATCGCAAGTAAATTACTCATGACAATTAATTGAGAGTCACTATTACTTCCAACATCAAAACTTAATAACTCACCATTGACACGTAGTGGGAACCTTGTTCTCTCACCATCTTGTAAGTTATCAATAGGATCAATAAAATCAAACTCTCCAAATTCCCATGAAGAGAATTTATCATTATAAATTTCTGTTACCTCTAATGTAAAGTCTTTTAATGTCGCCCCTCTTGCAGTAACAAGACCAACTGGTTTAAATTTATCACCACGTTTAAAGGAGTGTCCCTCTCTTGCAATTTTGAATGATTCTATTGTGAATAATGTGGATCCAATACCAACTGTTGAACTAGAACCAACATTAAGAGTAACGAGAAGATTTGAACCTGTTGTCGTTCCCGGCACACCATTTCTAGATACACCAATAACTTCCATATTTGAATATGTTGGTTCGGGGAATTGGAATCTTGGATTTACATAATTTGTTCCTGCTGCACTTACGTTAATATCTAATGTTCCACCAACACCTATATTACCTGTTAATGAAGCACCAGTTCCTGCTCCTCCACCAAATCCAATGAAAGCTGTTATAGTATTTGTAGTTACTGCAGTAATAACAGTTGCTATACCTGCTACTGGATCAGGCAAACCTGTTGTTTTTGAGATTTCACGAGGGTATGCATGATTTGATTGGAAATTATCTCTAGAACATGTAAATACAATACTTCCAGTATCAATACCAACAAAGTTACCGACACTCAATCCATGATTTGCTATTGTTAATGTTAATAATCCTGTATGTGAAATATATGATGCATTGGTTGCAGTTTTTTGTGATGCTGCAAATATATTATTTCCTGATGAATTAGTTCGTATGGATCCAACACCTGCACTTACAAATCTATGTTCATATGCCAAATCAGTAATACCAATAGCAACTGTTCCTCCAACAGGTCTATATCCAGATCCAAATGTGAGACCAGATGGTGGTCTTGAAGGTGAAATAGACTGATCATACGTGGTTGATCCAATACCAACAGCAGTGATACCACCAAATTGATTTAAGATACCAGTTACAGCTGCTCCAACTAATGGTGCAACACCTAATCCACCTGTTGATCCAAGAGAAACAATTTTTCCACCTCTAGGCAATTGATTCTGATTTACATCTCCTTGCACAATTATTTTATTACCAGTTAATGCAGATGAAATTCCAGTAAATACAATATCTTGAGTTGATGTTCCAACAAAATCATAATTATTACTTAAATTATTTTCAGTGGTTGGTTTTTGGAAGATACCATTTATTAGAACTAATGAACTACCGGTTGCAATGCCAGTTGCATTAGATCCATTTGACTTCATTCTAAATGTTGCACCAACTCCAGTAAATTGAGTTGATAAATCATCAAATATCCTATTTGTCGTATATGTTTTTCTTAAATAAGTTCTACCTTGGAAATCAGATCTAGGAGTTTCAAGTCCAGAGTTGTCCTTATCAATATTATTTGTACCTTTAGGTGCATCTGTAAAGAATACTGTAGAATTTACTATGTTGAAAGATCCAGAGTGAACTCTTCCTACCACACCATCATTATGTGTAGTGATTTCAGTTCCTAATACCCCTCTTTCAACTTCTAAAATATTAAATGTTCCAATACCAGTTACTGGCCCTGATGAGGTTGTGCCAAATCCTACGGATGTGACTTTCATAAATTCATTACCAAATTTAATATTATCTTCTAGATTGATATCGTTTGTTGTGTCTACACAAATATTGGTTCTAGAGGTTGATATACTTCCTCCATTGTTTACTAATGTTGATGTAGTGGGCGAGAATGCCATTGGTGATTGAATTATACCGTCGATGACCAAGACAGACTTTTCAAGTCGTTTCGTCATAGTTAAACGATGTGAGTTACCTGCACCAACATTATTAAATGTTACAGTTGCTCCACCGCTTGATTCACGAAGTTTAAAACTATTATTATCAATCTTATTAACAAATACTGTTGTAGATAAATCAGATCCGTTTGATTTTTTCAATGAGGTTGCACCTACTCCAGCAAATGTAGATTTAGGTGTATAAATCAACTCTTCGTTTTCTGAGAAGAAGTGATTAGGGATTGTAAATACACCAGTTGATCTATTCAATTTAGTTGTATCTTCTGGATCAAATCCTTTTTCATAAATTGGAGTTCCGTTATTTTTTAATTCAAAACTTCTTTTGTTAGATCTTGTGCCATTAACTGCATTATATTGGAAAACTCTTAGCGTTTCATTCACACGACCATAACCTAAATCAGGAGGATCATTAAGAATATCAATATCACGATATAATTCCTCACTAAAGTGTTGGATAGTATGACTACCTGTACCTGAATCAGGATGAAATTTTACTACAAAATTAGATGCTGTAAGATTAGATGAGAATGTACCAATTCCAGATGTGCTTCCTATGGAGATAAATGGATAATGAACTGTATGAGTGTCTGTGCCATCATGTATTGCAAGAACTTGATGAACTGCACTGGCTGAAGCAGATTTTATTCTAACAATACTCTTTACAGCACTAAATTTATTTTTATCAAGTGTGATAAAGTTTGCAGTATTTGTTCTTGTTGTAATTCCAGATTGTAATACTAATGTTCTCTCTGCACCATCTGGTTGAGCGTCATCTTTGAATCTATATGTACCATCACCACCTAATGAATTAATTCCAACAATTTTAGCATTTATTTTAACAGTGGTTGTAAATCCCACAGAGTTATCAAAATCAAGAGAGAGAATATTATTATGAATTCTTGATCTAAATGTGCCAATAAAATTAGATGAAAAATTACTCTGAGATGATGTATCAGCGTAATACTCACTAAAGTAAGAATCAGTACCATCATGAGTTGCATAAACGTCAACATGATTTTTTTCACCAGTTACAGTATCTTCCACCTCTATTGTCGCATAAAATGCGTCTACTACAGTTGTTGATCCTGCAGCAATTGGTTCTGCAGTTGTGCCAACACTTACGACAGTTGATAGTCCAACTAAATTTACAAAACCAATTGACTGTGTTCCACTTCTTAAATTTTGATCATTAAAACTATTTTTATAAACTTTTATATCAATATCATCATTATTAGGATCAAATGGCGAAATAACTAAATTTTTGGTTCCGTTAGATGTTCTTCCTTCAATATCTACAATCGTCGATGCAGTTGAAACTAAACTATTTTTCTCAAAAGTAAATGTATCTGTTTTGTCGTTGAATATCACAACATCATCAACTTGAATTTCACCATTAGCAATATTTCTAGATTGTACTAAAAATCTTGCAAAAGTTTCTCCAAAGGGAATAGATATATTTCCAGTTAAATTTGCATCACTATCAGAAAAATTAGAACTAATATCATCTATTTTCAATACTCTGTTTGTATTACATTGTATAAAGTTAGCTAATTTAGTATTTTTGAGTTGTATAAATTTAGATTTTGATCCATTATCAATAGTATCAATATCTTTTGCTAAATCAAAGTTGTTTATTGCATCAACTCTTTGTTCTGTTATTACGTCTGCAGAAACAACTGTTTGATTTGTAATACCAAATCCAACACTAGCAGTTGATGAAATGCCAGCATCTGCAAAGTTTTTTAGTCCACTAGTATGTAATAGCCTATTTACAGGGTCAATTATTTCATTAAAAGTTTTTGGACTTTGTATTGTGTATGATAAATTTTGATAATAATTATTATCAGAAAGAACCATAAAGTCTTCACTCAACCTACCAATTTCATCTTTCCACCCTTTATTTTGTTTTAAGGAGTAATCTATTTTAAATCTTCCTTTATTATTAACAATAGAGTTTATTGTTGCAACTGTACCAGAATTTTCACCTCTAATTATATCATCAACTTTTATATCATATCTACCTTCAATTTTTATAAATTCATCTGGTCTATTATCAATAACAATTAATCCAGTTGAGATAAAATTATTATTGACTTTAACAGCTACCTTTTCACCTGTCCTAAATTCTGATGATTTTTGTGTGGTTGCAAATTGCGGATACTCAGAGAATTTAATTAATGTGGCAAATTTTTGAGTAAGATCTGCTACTCCGGGATTTGTTGCAGTATTAGGTAGTTCAAATTTTACAATTGCAGGATCTGTATTGTTATATTCAATAACGTTAAAGAATTTAAATCCATTATCTGCAGAATTAAATCCATTTCCTGTTGCTCCTTTTGTGATGTTTTCTACAAAAACTTTTTCACCAACAAGGAATTGAGGAGTTGCAAATCCATTTATAGGTGTTTTAAGAGTGCATGTAACTATACCGCTATTACTACTTTGAATATTAGTTACCCTATATCCGTTTGTATTATTAATTGTTCTTAAAAATTGAGGTTTTGATGTTAATCCTCTTGGTGATTCAAGTATTTCAACACTTGCAATTGAATTAGCTGATAAGTTTACTTGTAATACACCTTGATCACCTGTCAATTTCCCAGTGTCTGGATCTACAATTACTAAATCGGGAGCATTTGTATAATTAACACCACCATTTGTTACTTCTATATCAACTATAGAATCAGAATTAATAAGAGTAACAGTTGGAGATAATCTGGCTTCTGGACGTAGAGTTTTATCAGAATGGTAATCAAAACCGGGATCAGTTATTCTAACATCTTGAATATTGTTTACATTTGATGATAAACATAAAATATTCTCTCCAGATCCATTTACAGATGTAACACTTGAAACACCGGGAATATTTTTATATCCAAACCCTCCAGATGTTAAATTAATTTTACTTATACCACCAGATGTATTTGTTGATGATGTATCATAGGTTATAGTCGAAGACGCTCCAACAATATATGACCCTTGTTCAGGTACATCATTCAATGATATATTAAATCCACCTGTTGTAACACCAAATGCCACGTAATTACCATTATATTCACTATCTTTGTAGAATATTTCTGAGGCATTTTTTACATCAGGGTCGGATGTACTTATGAATCCTGTTTTCTCAAGTGTATAGAATAATTTTTGAGGATTTGATTTATGGAAATTTAAAGTTATAGTTGAAGTTGTTCCAACACCTACTGTTCCAATACTAGTAATACCAAAATTAGTTGATGAACCAATTGACACAAATTCATTTTTGAATTCAGAGTCAAAATAGAATTTTAAATTATAACCGTTTAATGATGGATCGGACACATAAAAAAGTAAATTATCATCTCTAATAACTTCTAATCTAGGATTTACTAATGACAATTCTTGATTTCCGCCACTATTAGCAGTTATAGAAACCACTCTTGGAGGTTCATTTACAACATCATATCTAGTTTCAGCTAGTTTAAAGTTACCACTATCTACTTTATATACAAAGTATGACCTCTGAGATGTTAAACCGGTCGCTGGATCTCCATCATAAAACAGTTTTTGTCCAGTTTTAAATCCATGATTAATAATATTAATAGTATCCGTTTTAACCTGTGAGTTTGTAAATGATATTGGATTTATTAATAGTTTATCATTTTGAGCACTATATTTTACCACAACTGATGTTGCACCTGCACCAACACCTTTTGTTTGTGTAGATCTTAATTTTAAACTTATATTATCATTATTTTGAAGATTATGGAGAGTTGATCCAGCAGATACGGTGGCAATACCAACGTTAACTGTTATCCTTTCAATCTTCCCCTTTACTTGATCAAAATTTGATTCTATTGAATATTCAAAATTATCAAATGAAGCTGCATCTCCAGTTTTAAAGAATACTGGAGTTGTATTTACAGTTAAAGCAATACCTATAACATCTTCTGAAAATTTTCTTATGTAAACAGTTTGACTGTTTCCTGAAGATGGTAAACTAAAATCACCACCAACTTGGAATCTATCACCTAAACCGATTGTAAATTGGTTTGCAGTATTTGATGGTTTTCTTAAAATTACTTCTTGATTATCTTTAAAAGGATGATTTGGAATGAATATTCCTTTCGCTGGAATCGATATGACTTCAGATAATTCACCGATGGTAAATGATTTACCAATACTGACAGTTCTTCCAACAGTATTTGCTACACCAACAGATTCTCTTGGATTAAAATAAACAATATCATTCTTTTTAGATATAAATTCACCAATATCTTGAGATGATATTTCTATCGTTTGTGGTATAGTTTGAAGTAATCCACCAAGAACATGTGATGTAGATGTATTAGCAGCACCCACTAATCCTCTATTTACTCTTAAAATACTTCTATCATTAAAAACATTTAAAACTCTTAATTTTTCTGTTCCAATACCAATACTACTTCCTGCAGATACTGAGTTAGGAACTGTAGATACATAAATGTCTGTGACGATACCTGCAGTGTTACTTTCTGAAAGTGCTTTATATAAAACTGTACTCTCAGAACTAACTCCTATCTTGTGAGAACCAGTTAATTTAGGAATACTTGTTGTTAATCCAGATATTACAACAACATCACTTGTATTTAAATTATGTGTTGTTGAGATAAATCCAGATACAGTTCCGTCACCACCTTTTAGAAGGACAACATCATTATAAGTTGTTACTCCAACTATTACATTATCTATCGTTTTACCCTCTATTCTTGAAACTTCAGCAGCTGCTCCACCACCATCAGTATTAGAATTATCAAAGTTTAAACTGTCACCAACTTTAAAATTATCACCTGCAGACACAATTTGAAAATTATCGATATTACCAGAAGATACTGATTCAATTATTGATGTTTGTTGATTAATTTCGTATGATTCTATTACAAAATTGTAATCAGCTTCATCATCGTCAAGTTTGTAAGGTAAAGAATTTCTTGTTAATTCAGACTCATTAAAATCAAAATTACTCTGTGTTAAGGTAAAATTATCAGATACAGGGTCAGATCGATAAGTATCACCTAAGAAATATGGGAATGTTGGATTTGCATTGACTGAAGAAATACTCGCAAAGTATGCATAAGTTCCATTCGGAAAATCTGGTGTTTTGCAGAATCTACCATTGTTTTCGTCCAAGTCTCCTGAATTTTTGAACACATGATCATCTACAAAAAATCCAGACGCAAAACTTGATAAACTTGGTCTATTTTCTATTAAAGTAGGATCTAAATCATATCCTGAATTAAGAACTCTTGATAATGAATTGTTATCGTCTGCCACTGAATACCCATATGGCCCATAAATTGGATTTCCGTCATATGCCCAACCTATTATAGGAGAGTGTATTTGTGGTGAAGATGGTAAGTCATCAAAAGCTGTCTGTATTTTACCAGAGTAACCAACAACTGAATATTGTAGATTAGTTTCTGATTCTCTAAGTAATATTTCATCGCCAAAACGTGTTAAATTGTTAACAGTCAAATCTCTTACAGAACTATCAATAATAAATCCAGATCCATTAGATGTTATTTTTACCGGTGGTGATGATGAATATCCAATACCCGGATTTATCACTTTTACTTCTGTTATTTTTCCATCATTTACAACTGCTCTTAATTTACCTCCTATTCCAGTTCCAATTCCAACTAAATCTAAATCTGGTGCTGATGTGTAATTTTTTCCACCAAATCTAACGTCGCATCCAATTATTTTACCGTCTAAAACAACTGTCTTTAATTCTGCACCAGATCCATTAAGTATTTTAATGTTAGGTTTCTTTTCAAAATTTAATATGTTAGAACCATAATTAGTTCCCTTTTCATAAAGGTAAGCATCAACTAAGGGCCCACGAATTTTAGGGGTTAAAACTAATGATTCTGTTCTACCTGCAGACACTGGTGAATAAACAGCATTTACGCTAACAACAATTGGTTCAAAGAAAAATTCATGATTACTTGATGTAGAAACTTCGGAAATTCTTACAAAATTACTTCTTAAGAAATTAGATGAAGGATCTGTTGCACCTATACCAACATCGATTAATCTAAATTTATTATTATCTAATTTTAATACTCTATATCTCGTTGTAACACCTAATCCTATTGGTGCATGGTTTGCATCACCACTTGAAGGTGCATACTGAACTAAATCACCAGTTACAAAACCATGATTTATAAAATTAATAGAATTATCAACTGTTGTAATTCCAACTGGTTTAACTATCAGTTTTCTATTTGTATAATTTGATCCAGAGTCAATAACTCTTATTGATTTTAAGTGATTTTTTAAATTAAGATAAGTAAATTTATGATTACCTGTCTTATTTTCAATAGTAAATCCAATAGTGTTGATACCTGATAAGTAATCAGTTTCTTTTTCAAATAATTTAATACTTGAACTACTAACTACTTCTGGATAGTAAGTTGATCCATTTATTAAAGTTTTATTTTGAACAGTATTTGATCCTGCGAAAGTTCCAATACCTAAAGATAAATGTCCATTATTGTTATAAATTAATGGTTCACCACTTTGTAAATTATGTGCATAGTAAAATTCTATTTCATCATTAATATGATCAACCCCTCCACGAATATTTTTTAATCTACCATCAAATGGTAATTCTCTCTGTCTTTTTGTAACTATCGGTTTTAAAACAGCACCTGATCCGTTACCACCGGAAATACTTATCGATAAAACCTTTTCAATATCAAAATTTTGTTGATCAACCAACATTTCTTTCAATTGACCTGATATCACGGGTTGAACAAGTGCTGTCGTTCCTGATCCAGCATTTGGAACGCTGATAGTAGGTGGATTAATTACGTCAAAATCTTTTCCCTGATTTAATATCGTAAACTCTGATAATGGGCCGTAAAAGATCTTATCTAATGATTTATAGTTTGCGATTTCAACACCATTCTTCAAAATTCCTATTGTTCCCACATCTGTTTTAGATGCGGTGCCAGATTTTATATTTACATCTGATGGAAATTTTCTTAATATTTTTTGAACACCAATTTGCTCATTCTTATGTCTAAGTAAAACAAATTTATGAGATCCTGTTTGACCTATTCCAATATTTGTAAATTCAAGATAAGGAGGAGCAGATTGATTTACGTTTGTGACTGTGATAAAAGATCTTGAAGGATATAATCTCAAAATCTTGTCTGTTCCATTCTGTGCTGTTAAAACTTCTGCATAATATATACCACCTGTAGTATCCAATCCTACAAGAGGATCATTTTCTGGAATATACGCTATTGCATCACCAGTAATGAATGGTAACTCTTTATCAAATTGTAATTGTGAATATAATCCGGTAATATTATTTTTTTCTAATAATTGCTGAGTTCCAATACCAGATGCATCTTCTTTAGGGTCATCTAAAGATGCTTTAACAACAGTTTTATCAATTCTATAAGAGGGCATCGAAGATGATGCAACATAATAATCTTGATCACGATCATTATATGTGTTTTGAACGTTTGCAGTGATTACATTGTTACCAAATTCTAAATCTACATCTGCAGCACCAAATGCTTTATCAAGTTCCCTTTGTATATCATATTCAGTATTGCCATCATTAAAAACTGTATTATCTAAATCTATATCTTGTAAATTTACAGTAACCCCTACACCAGTAAGAATAGGAGTAATTTCTCCTCTTCTGTAAATAGAAACTTTATCACTATTTTTTAGTTGAGATTTATCAATATTTGATCTTTGTATAACTGTTGATGTTGTTGTGTTAATACCTACACTTGAGGGAATATCAACTTTAATTCGGCTCGCTGTGTTGTATATCCATGAATTAAAGAAAACAGTTTTTCTTGTTCTATCACTTAGAGATTGTGGATTAGGTATTTCTTCACCTAGATTTTTTACTGTTATTTTTTCACCTTCAAGAGTTACGCTTGATCCTGAACTAGGTAATAATTCAAAATCAGATAAAACACCGGTAATTCTTAATTCAACTCTTTTTGTTAAATCACCATTTTCGTAACCAAATATAAATTCATCACTTCTCAAATCGTCAGTTGATCTAATAGAATTTCCAATGCCAGTGCAATTCAAGAATTGATTTATGGTTTTATCGGTGTATGTAATTGTATTAATTCCATTCACTCCGTTTGTAATCACCACACCAGTTGTTCCGAACCCAACTGTAGAATCAACAGTGAGTGTTGTAGATGATATTGGAGCATCTTCTATAACTCTCGTTTTACCGGGAATAGTAAAAATTCCTTGTATTGCTGATCTTTCATTATATCCTACAAATAAATTTAATTTATAGTATGTTGTTATCCCTAGATTTCCTGATCTACTAAAAATTTCAACCTCAGATACAGATCCTGAAGTATTAAGATCAGTTGATTTTGTAATCGTTTGTCCAACTAATTTATTAGGATCACCAGAAATTTGTTCGGCAACAACTACCTCTCTACGAAGATATTCAGCTGATGATGGTTTGATTAATAAATTTTCTAAATCTATTATTTTAGGTGTAATCCCGTATAAAACATTAAATAAAATACGGAACGACTCCTCAGTTCCTTTAGATTTATATAAGGATTTAGATTCTTTTATAAAATTACTTATGTCTACATTTGTGTTTAAGGTCGTATCTTCAAGACCGGGAGTAAGATAAGACTTTGTTTTTTTGTAAAATTCTTTAAGAAATAAAACACTTAAGTTTTCAACTCTTGAATCTACTGCATGATTACTAACTTCACTCGTCGAAAAAATAAGTTCTCCTTGATTATCAGAATCAGTATATGAAGTAATACCACTGAAACCTCTTATTAGACCAGTGAATGAATTGGTTGTAATTCCTGTATATGTTATAATTTCATCATCTATCTTTAAAAGACCGTATTCATTTGGGAAACCTTTTGTAGATGATACAGATATTGACTCCTGACTAACGTTAGTAATTGCCGATGTAAGGGTTGTGATACCAACAATTACTTCAGGTGTTAAGTTGTCTAGTTTAATATATTGATCTAAATTATCAGTTAAATCTGTTACTCCACCACGATGCTCTTGAGAAATATAATATTGCTTAAGAAAATCAACGGCTAAAGGACTCTCTGATCTTATAAACTCAGGGAGTTGACTATCTATTATTTGTTGAACTTGTATACGTTTGTCTATTCCAGTTCCGATCATGTTCTTGTTAGTTCTCCGTTAGAGTAACTTGATGTTACTTTGTATCCAACACCAGATATCTGCTCACCTGATGTAATTGTATCCTTAACCATATTTATTTGACTACTTGGAATATTAAAATCTAAGTAAAGATCTTGTAAACCAATAACGTCATTTGATTCTGGAAAAGCTTGAACTTCGACAATATTATTCGGTTTATCTGTAGATATTATGTTTATGGTTGATAAGTTTATTTCACCATGAATATAATCCACTGTTCCAGCTGATTTTACGACAACTATTGTCTCACCACTTGCGTTTTTTCTTACAACTGATATTGTTCCTGTCAATTTATCTTCATTAGGTATATCTGTGAAGAATACAGTTTCTGTAGTTCCCAATATTTTAAATCCAGTGCTTTTTATATTTAATCCTTCAGGTCTTACATTAAATTGATTACCAAAACATAATTCATACTGAGCAAACTGATTTACTAAGGCATTTAGATTACGTCTTATTTTAATTCTTGTTATGTTTGATGTTATTGCCTTATCAATATTATCCACAACATTCAATACCTTACTATATTTAAATCTACCACCAAATCGATTTACGTCACCAGATTTAGAATATGTCGTTAAGGCTGATACTATCTTAGTCTTTAAATCATTCACCGTTGACACTTTTGTAGAGTCATAGTAAATAAATGACTCAACCTCAACGTATAGAACTTGTAAATCAACTATTTTTTGATTAATTCCTGTTAATGAATAACTTTTTAATTTAGTGAGAATTTGTGTTTTATCAAAATCAGATACAAATTCACCATTTTTTGGTTTGATTGTTATTAGGACTGTTCCAAATTGTGGTGGATCAACCTCTTCACCACCAACTACTGATACACTTTCAGTGTTTGGATAAATTGTTTGCACTATTGATTCATAATCTCTAGCTGTAACTGCTCTGTACTGTGATGAATAGAGTCTAGGTGCAAAATATTTAATAGAATCAATACTTTCAATATCACCACCATTTGATGCAGCAGAGATTGTGTTTATGAATGGGGTTGAATTTGGTACAATAACTTGTCCATTATCACCTGTAAAACTACCTGCAAAGTTGAAAAACTCAGGGCCATTACCTTCAGAACCTGATGTGACTACATACTGCACTGTGATTACAGCACCATTTTCAGGTTTACGTCCAAAAATACCATCACCAAATAAGAGTTCGTATCTTTCATCCTGAATTTCTTGTATTAGATAAGTATCAGATATTGAACTGATTCCGACTATGTTATCAATCATCTTATATTGTTTACCCAGAACACCCGGAGTGCCCACATAAGCGACGATAGATGAAGTATCGATATTTCCGTTATCTAATATAAATCGTTGCTCTAGAGACCCGTCAACGACAAATTGGGAAGTTAAAAATGTACCCTCTAATACCTCTATAGGTGAGTTTACTGATCCAAAAGATGCAACACCAACTCCTGAGTTAACAGTTGTATTTGATACAATACTCTCTGAGATTGAGAACACTATATCTGAGTCATTTTGTCTTCCAACACACACTAGGCCTGGTTGTAGAGTCATTGTAGGACTTGTTGTGTTAGCAGTAACTGAAAAGGATATAAATGCCCTTGCTGCTGTCTTTGAACGAGGTACGTAACCGATATTTCTTGCAAGTGATACAACATTTTCTCTTAGGGTTGCTGAATCAAGAAAAGATTCATTCACAACGAGATTTGAATTAAATGCAGAGATATATGTATTGTAAGCCAGTGCATCAATTAAGATAGAGAGGTTAGATCCTTCAAAATCAAAGTCAGTAAAGTTTGAATTTGCTCTTAGATAGTCTTTAATCTGTGTTTTAATCTGATCAAAGTCAAGATTAGTAAATTTAGTAACTGGCATTATCTTGTTGCTTTTAATATGAATGAAAATTCTTGTGTAGGAAATCCTTGCCCAATAATATCGAAGATTACGAATACCTCATATTCATTTTGATCTGGTCTTGGATCAACTTTTACATCTAAATTAGTCACTCGAAGTTCATAATTCTCTATGGTGTTTCTAATTTGATCTTCAATAATTGATGCAGTACCAAAATCAATAAATCCCGGCACATTATTAAATAGAAGATTTCTTACTTCCGATCCTATTGTTGAATTAAAAAATCTTTCACTTGGAATTGTTTGTACAAGATTTCTAACTGATCTCTTAATTGCATCAGCATTTTTAAGTACACCAATATCTCCAGTCACAGGATGTCTTTTAAAAGACAGACTGATATCCTTAAACGCTCTTGATATTCGGGTTATTGCCATTTAACAATGGATTTTTATCTATTTATACCTATCTATTTAGCTGATTCATATTATAGTCATCAGAATCAAAATAATTAAGCAACCACCATGCTACTGATCGTGGATTTTTACTACCACAGGTAAAAATATCGATTGCAACACACTCTTTTTCAGGCCAAGTATGACAAGAAAGATGACTTTCACCTAAAGTTACGGTGCAAGTCACTCCATAAGGGTCAAATTTATGCACATAAGTGTTTAATACTTGCAAACCTTCAGTTTTACATGCACTTTCACATACTTGTTCAATTTTTTTTGCATTGTTTAACTTATCAAAAGGCACATTATATACTTCAACAAGTAAATGATCGCCCATATGAGCATTTTTCACAGTTTTCATTAAGATTTTGTTGGTTTTTTCGGTTTTGGGTAAATTTTAGGATATTCACTGATTAATATTTTCCCACTTTTGACAAATTCTTGACTTTTATCAACTTTTACGACCATGTGTACCTCTTTTTAATAATATTTATCCAAGTTCTGGGTCATTTTTGCGTTCTTTTGCAGTTTTCCAGAAATAATTCTCCTCTGACCCTAATCCATCACGATCATGGCCATTTTCTACCTGATAATACACTGTTGAAACCTTAAAATCAGGATTCTTAGGTGTCTCAGGAGTGATACTGTTGTCATATATTCTCGTTCTGTTGTTTGGATAGAGGCAAAACTGTCCATTATCCAATTCTATGAGGTTATGAGACTTATGTTCAGCAGGTTGTTCACTTGTAGAGTAGTCAATAGCATCTACATCTTGATGATAATTATCTAAAGTACAAATATATGTGCCAGTTTGTGTTCCGAAGTCTCTTGTAAGCACCTCATAGTGCATTGACCCGATAAATTGCTTCTGAACAGCGACCACACCATAGTCCATACAGTTCCAAAATTGCAAATTATGCAGTGTCATGTCTGGTTTTGGTGTTTCTGGTTCGCTTGTAAACGCAGAAATTGGTAATTTATCGAACATTGCAGCATAATCGGGCAAATATGTCTCAAAATAGAAAGCACGACCGGGTATACTCTTCGCAGATACCCAAACTCCCTTCACAAATTCACCATGACCACTCTTATGGTCGGTCAAATACTCTTTTCTCACCCAAACCTCATAGGAGGGTAAATTCGCAATTAAACAAGCCATTTACTTACCCTGCCCTCTTGGTCTTTTACGAGCCGAGTTACGCGAGGTAGCCGCGTATTTCGAGTGTTTTCCGCTTCCTTGTCGAGTTTTTTTGGGACGATTTTCGATATTTACACCCATGCTAAACGTTTTTGCCATCAATCAATTTCCTCTTCTGTTAATTTTGTAGTGTATTCACTGGGGTCATTCTTCCCTGTGAGGTAAAATTCAACTGCAAAGTCCTGCATTCGATCAAAGTATTCATTTTGAGATAAATCTGAAAAGATTTCCTTCCCATCTTTAAGTATTGTATAAAGAGTTCTACGTATGGGGGTCATAATACCTGATTAAGAATATAATAATTGCAAGTATGAGAAGTGCTGAGAGTATTGTTATCATTAAATCACCCTTGTTTTTTCATGTCCGACACGAATCCGTGGATCGCACCAGATTTCATAACCAGCTTCTTTAGCATCGAGACAGAATGAGACATCTTCACCACACATATCCTGCACTTGACCAGATTCAAAAACCTGCATCTTTGGGGCAAACCAAGGATAAGGCATTTTTTTGTCCTCAAACACGCCCTTCTGTATGAGTAACCAACCAAATCCTGCATAATCAACAGTAAATGGTTTCTTTCTTTTCTGAATTGTTTCGAGAGTCTCGTGATTCATCACACCACCATTGGATGCGAAGTCGTCTTCCTCTAACCAGTGAGCAACCGATGTGGTACGACCATCTTCAGTACAATACCAACCAGATACGATTGGTCTTACTTTTGTTGAATCAACATTAATATTCTGTCCAACAACCTGAGTAATTACTTTACCATCCTTATCTTTGAGTTCATTACCTTCTTTATCTTTGACTGGTTGAATTACATCCTCTCTTGTAATTGCTGCTTCTGGAATTGAGTTTAAAATCAACTGATAAAACTTTGCAGTATCGAAAACAATATCAGAATCAATCCATAATTGCCAGTCATATTCTAATTTACCATCCCAAGGTAACTGATCAGGCCCACGAAGAACGTTTGCACCCAAACATTTACAACGGGCGAAATTTACCATCGATGAGTAATCTTGAGATATCTGAATACCTCCTCCTGCTTGTACAATATCGAAACATAATTGTACAAAATTCTTCAGATAAACATATGATACTCCTCTGCCGGGTAAACAAAAGACAATCTTCTTTCCTCTGATTAATTGTTTTGCAAGTTCATAATCCCATTCCTGTTCTTTCTTTACAGGAGCCTTTGGTTTGACTTTAAAGCCTTTTGCCATAATTAAATCATTCTATAATTATATTTTACATCAATATCTAGGTGATGTCAATAAGAACTTTCTTCGAGTGATGGAACCAAATCTTTCGTGTTTTCCGTAACTTCAACGTATGTAACTTCCTCTGTCCAGTATGATGTATATAATCGATTCCATATTAAATTAAATTCATCTTCATTTAAATCTTTAAACAAACATTTATCATGCATATAGATGTGATAAGTTTTAAGCATGGGTCTTTCCGAAGTACTTGTAGTGAATAATTGGTTTAACTGTGTTAATTATACTATACAATACTGTATTCTGTCGAGCAGTCACAGGAATAAACTCAGTGGTATGATCAAAATCTTCGTCACGAACTGCTTGATTAATAACAATCGATCCATGAATACCTGATATCGAACGATGATAGGTTTCGACAGGAATGACAAGTGCTCCACTATCTCGATTTAAATGTATTACATGATAGGGATCTGACCACTTTGGATTCACTAACTCAAATGTGCGATCTCCAGATATAACTCGATTATGGTCAACCTGATGATAATGAATATAAAACTGTTTGATTCCATCATACTCATCAGGTGGACTTACTGCAGGGCCTGCATGTTCAACTAGATCCGTC